GCTTTCTTGAGGATGCTCATGCAGTTCTCCGGTCAGACTGTCTCGACTTGCAGTCGATAGTCGCTGTTGAGGCCGGCGCGAGTTATTCGCCCGGTGGCCGCCGCGTTCACTACGTACTCGGTCAAGTACCGATCTCTCTGCTGCCGCATGCACAGCCCGACTCCAAGGCGCATGTAGAACAGCAGCACATCGTTCGCGTTGTTCGCCGTGCTGAAGCGGCGCTTGTCATCCATCGTCAGAATCGGGGTGATGGCGCCCGTCAGCGTGAGCGTCTCGTAGCCTGGAAGCAGCGGGTTGTACCAGTAGAGCTTCGGCGTGCCCGCATCTACGTATGACAGGAACGGAAAGCCGTTCTGGTTGAACGCAAGGCTGACCTGAGTAATGCTGGTTCCGGTCAGCAGGACCGTGACGTCGAGCGGGTCGTCCTCGGGATAAATCTCCGCAGCCGTGCCCGTCGTCGTCGCCACCCACACTCGTTGGTCGATGCCCTGCGAGCCGTCGTACAGGGCCAGCGGGCCTAGTTCACGGCTCACGCCGCTCAGGGACGGGCTTGCGTCGGCGGAAGACGCGTACGACTGACCCGGGCCGAGGTTCAGCGTGTTGGACACGGGCAGCGACATCAGACCCTCACGAACGGCAAGCGGATCACCAGCGTCAGAGACTGGAGGTTCGTCTTGACGAGGGCCGAGTCGAACTGCATGCCAAACTGGAGGTTGTTGCCTGGGACGCCAAAGATCACCGACCTAATCGATCCATTGCCTGTGGTCGTGTTCCACACGATGGTGTGGTCGCGGAAGAAGTTGCCCGCGGTGTACGCCCCTGGAGTTATCGACGAAGCGCCGCCGAGACTACCTGTGGGTATGGTGGAAGACGTGTGGACAGGCAGGGTGCCTGAGTACGCAACGGCCGCGTTGAACGCGAAACTGCTCGGCACAATGTTCGACGCAATATTCGTAGCAAACCGCCGGAAGAACCCGGTGTAAGGCGTGCCGGAAATCGTCACCGAGAACGGCACGTCCGTTGTGATGACCTCGTCGCACAAGGTGTACGTTACGTCGAGCTGCTCCGTCGGCAGAATGTTCAGCGGGGTCGGAGTCCCGCCAGCCGTCACGATGAGCGCGCGAGAAAACAGGTTATTGAACGCTTGGCCGACTCCGACCTCGGTGTAGTTTCCGTTCAGCGTGCCGACGGCAAAGCGATACGTAATGGTCGTGCGTCTCTGGTACGGAGGTCCAACATCCACGGTGTTAAGCGTGCTGCCGGTCACGCTGCCCGTCACCGCAGGGCTTGTGAGTTGAGTGTCCGTCGCAGCCGGCGTCGCGGTGCCCGTGCTGATGAAGCAGCTATTGGTCGGGTTGGCGTTCGTGAAAGCGAGGTTCTGCCCGTTGTTGGTGATGATGTTCGGGGCCTCGGCGACCTTTTCGCGCACGCCGTTCGGGTACGTCTTGAAGAACTCGAAGTAGCCCCGAGCGCGCATGCCGGCGGCAGGCACTTGAATGATCGGCGGGCGGGCAATCTTGCGCAAATAGTAGGGAAGCCAAAGACTCATGCGAGTGTCCCGCTGACGATGGAAATGTTGGAGGCGTAAGCCTCACGCGGCCAGTTGTTGTAGTTCTGCTGGATGACGACAAGGGCGCCGCTCACCAAGGAAACATTGGCGCTGTACGCTTCGCGCGGCCAGTCGTTGTAGAGCCGCTGGATCGTAACGAGAGCGCCGCTGACCAGACTGACACTCGCCGTGTATGCCTCGCGCGGCCAATCGTTGTAGAACCGCTGGATCGATGCCAGCGCCCCGCTCACCACCGACAAGTTCGCCGTGAAGGCTTCTCGAACGTCCTGCCAGAACCAGCCCCTCGTGCTGGAAACGTTCGCTCGGTACGCTTCGGGCGGCTGCGCGACCGGGTAGCGCTGACTCAGCCAGTACCGAATCTCGTCGCCGATCATCAGAAGTGCCTGATGGATCGAACTCATGTCAGGTCGTGATCCCGGTACCGGCGATCATCCATTCCGTTGCGGCCACCTTGACCGCAGTGCATACGCCGTTGGCCACCAGCGTGTGCGGCCCCACGGAACCTGTGCCGCCCCTGCGCACCACGTCCGACCCGCCGGCATTGATGATGAGATCGCCCGCGCCGTTGCGGTTGAAGAACGAGATGGCTGCGCCGAGGGGATACGGCACGGTGGCGTTCGACGCCAGCGTGATGTTCAGAGCCGACGGATCGCTCGACGGATGAATGATCGACGTTCCCGCATCGGCCGCTACCGTCGTGTAGCTGCCCGTGCGCTCGACCCCCGGGATAGCGCGGTATCCGACCTCGGTCAGATCCAGCCCGCCACCCTGCAGCACGAGGCGGCCGGACAGCACGTTGAAACTCACGATGGCGTTCTTGCCGGCGCTGACCTCGATCGGCAGGATCCCGGTGATGCTCAGGATGCCACCGACGTCCGTCTCGCCTTCGAACACCACCGACACGTCGTTGTCGATGCCGTCCTGCAGCACCCGAATGATTTCGTTGATCGCGATGGCCAGATCGTTCGGGAGCACTTCGCCCCTGAGTTGTTCGATCTTCTGGCCGCGCCGCCCGGAGTAGATCTCGAGCGTCTCCTTGATCGGCTTCATGACCGGGAGCAACTCGTCCGGCCACTTCGTGAGGGCCGGGATGGATGGCTTCTTGATGAAGCGAGTGATGCGGCGCCGGCGTGCCACTACGCGCCCTCTTCGCCCAGGGCTTTCATGTTGTTGCCGATGAGGATGGCGCGCACCGTGACGTTGGTGATGACGCGCGCCGACCAGTTGTCTTTCCGCCGGTTGCCGACATCCATGCGGAACGCTCGGTCGTTCGTCACGCGCTTGTAGAACACGAGGCGCTGGTCCTGGTAGAAGTAGAACCCGCATTCCTCGTACACGATCACAGGCAGCGGCGTGAGGTAGATGCCGCAGAACGGCAGGAACCCGAAGGGAACGATGCCGACCTCCCCGCCCTTCCAGCCCGTAGCCGTCGCCGAGATCGCCTCATTGGCCGCCGCGACCGCAGCGCGCGAGGCCTGAAGCGCGGCAACCTCCTCCTCCGTCTGCGCGAAATCGACGTCCAGTTTGGCGGCGCCCCACACGAGCGGCCTGGGCTCCAGGAACTCCTTGGACTGCCAGTCCATCTGGCCGCGCACGGCGTTGTCCCACTCGCTGATGGAGTTGTTCCGGAGCACGTAGAGCTTGCCGTTGCGGCGATCCGCGTACAGCCCATCGGCCTGAATCGAGGATGCGAACAGCGGCGACTGGTCGCCCGGGTCCAGGATCATCATCTCGCGCACGCTGGAGCCGGGGCGCTGGTACGACGCCACGTACCGGCCGTCGTAGTTCGCCGCGAAGATGGAGAACGGGTTGATGCCCGTCTCGTCGTCGATCCACTCCCGTTTGGTGAAGAGATCCTTGGTGATGACGTAAGCCCCGCCCGGGCCCTGTACCGCGATTCCCTCGTGCGTCGGCCAGGCCACCCCGACCGGCAGCGAGACGGTACCGCGCTTGGACAGGCACGGGTAGTGAACCTGCGCACCCTCGAACGTGATCGCCGAGGGGTCCGTGCCAGTGGCGACGTAGTGGGCACCCTCGGTGGTCATCACGATGGTCTGCCCCAGATGGCCGAGGCTCACGCCCTGATAGTTCGCGTACTTCTGGTACGCAGCAGGCCACGCGTGCGGCAGCCCCGCCTCCGACAGGCACAGGCGGGTGCCGGAGATCCCGGCCAGCGAGCCGTTCGGCAGCGCGATGAGCGAGTGCATGTCCGCCGGGGGCATCTCCCACGCGAGCGACAGCAGGATGTCTCCGTCCAGGTCGTTGACCGAAATGCTGTCCACGTACGACGTGGTGGCGAGCGAAACGTCCGCGACCTTGAAGAAGTCTTCGCCGGTCGAGCGGTAGATGCGTTTCAGCATGCCGGACGTGTTGTGCGGCGCGTCGCGCGTCCAGGTACCCGAAGACGGGAAGTCGTCGCCCGGGTCCGCCACCTTGAACGTCGTGGAGTTCACAACCTCGGTGATGCGGTACCGGTCTCCGGCCGCAACCACGTACTCGTGCGCCCGCAGGTACAGCGTCGACGTTCCGCCCACCGATGTGATCCCGGACGAGTGCGTCTTGCCGGTGATCGTGTTGGAGTTGTTCAGCGTCACCTGGGGGACGTTGATCGTCCAGGAGTCGTCGGGCTTGCCCACGCCCGTGATCGGATCGGAAGGCTGCCCCTCTTCCTCGTAGCGACTGCCGTCGGACTGGATCGTGACGGCAACGAAGGTGTAGACGTAGACCCGCGACTCGTCGTTGTCCGAGACCCCGCCCGCGATGGTCCCGAGGGTGGGCGCCGTCAGCGGCCGGGGGATGCCGAGGACGAAACAGGTGTCCGGGTACCGGTTGTCCGACAGGGACGTCGCCTTGGCGAGCGTGGTCTTGCGCGGCTCGCCGTCGCCCGTGTAGTAGACGTTCTGGTCCACGTCGTTGGCGATGAGCGGGCGCACCGCGTCGACGTCTGTCGTCCAGGCGAGGAAGACGTCGCTGCCGTCGTCGTCGGTCAGGCGGTGCGCCGAGAGCAGCGTGCCGGCCTTGCTCGATGAGTATTCCTGCTCCGGGAGCTTGAGCGGGACGAGCTCTCCCGAGGTAATGACCGTGTTCAATGCGATCTGCGCCTGATCCTGGCGCAGCAGGCGCCGGCCAGTCCTGGGCGACAGGCCGCCGCCGAAAGCACGAAGCGCCCGGACGGTCATGCGCTTCCTCCGGGAGCCCCCGGCAGCTTCGGCGCGGCGGAGGCGCCGACCGCATGTCGGGCCATGTTGTCGGCGATGCGCCCAAGGCCGACGGCGATCTGCTGGCGGCATGCGCCGATTTCCGCCGCGGGGCGGTTGGACGCCTTGATGACCTCGGTCAGGAACCGGGGCATCGCCTGCCACCCACACATGCGCTCGATCTTGGACTCGCCGGTCTGCACGTTCTCGGCCGTCCATTCCCACCACGCCGGGCAGGAGGGCCCGCGCTCCGGGTCGTTGTTGCGCGGGCACTGCTCGCAATGAAACGCATGCGTGTGGTTCATCCCGAGGCCCTCGTGCAGACGATGACGTCGGTGTACGCGGGGCGCCAACTACCATCGTTGCTTACCGGGTGCCCGTGTTCCTCTCCGCCGCCGGTGTCGTTGGTCGTAGCAGTCGTCCCGGCGGTGGTCGAGTTGAAGTCGGGGCCGGAAGTGCTGCCGAATGCGAAGGCAACCCGGCCTACGTCGGTGAAGGTGTGACTGTGGGGCGGAAGCTGCGGGACAGTAAGCGCGACGCCATCGGCCTCAAAGCCGGAAATCGTCCATGAACCGCCGCTGCCTCCACCAGCCGTGCCAGACACGCGCAGCACCCGGTCATTGACCGTCGCATCCAGCGTCCAGCCCGTCGGCGCCGCGGCTTGGTGGAACACGGTGCGCGTGCCCACGTCCATGCGCGGGCGCTGCGCCATGGTGGTCTGAAGCGCGGCCACCGAAACCTCAAGAGCGTCTATATCGGTCTCGGCAATGTCCAGGCGGGTGTCCAGAGCGTTGATGTCCGCGCGGAAGTCTGCGAACGCGCCAGCGTTGGGCGAGCACACGCAGATGTCGTCGGTGCTGAAGGTGTTGGCGGTCGTGCCGTCGTAGGCTCGCGTCTCGACCGTCACGACGTCGCCTGAGCGCGCACTGCACCGGAAGCACTCGATGGCCGAGTAATCGGCCTTGATGATAGTGAGCACGAACCAGTTGCCGCCCGTGGGGCTCGGGAACAGCGACCCGAACCCGACCGCGAGCGTGATCGAGGAGATTGCGCTGGTGGTGACGATGGCCGCGCCGAGCTTGCAGGACGCGCCGTTGGTGAAAATCTGGTTAGGCACTGGGCGTCTCCTTGGTGGGCTTGGGCGGGCGCGACTTGTCGTCCTTGCGCGCGGACGAGAGCGATGTGCCGAGCCAGAAACCGAGCACGAAGATGACGGCGGCGTCCAGCATGCCGGCCATCCGCATCACGAGATCGCGATTGCCCGCAGGAATCTCGATGCTGCTCAACACGACGGTCTGCATGTGCCACCACATGAACATCACCGCGCACGAGATGGCCAGCTGCGCGAGCAGTCGAAGAACCTCCATCACTTGCTCCTCGGGGCGGGCATGGGAAGGGGATCGAGGCCGATCTGCTGGCACCACGCGCGCACGTCGAACGACGGACACTGCTTGACCCACTCGTGCGGCTCGACGATGCCGTCACCGTCCAGATCCGTGGAAAGGTCGCGGTGGCCGCAGATCGGGGCGTCCGGGTAACTCACCCGCAGGTTCCGCAGCAGGGTCTCGAGCCCATGGAACTGCGAGGCGTGGAAGTTGTTGACCGCGCGTCCGTTGGCGTCGGCGCCCCCGACCATGCAGATGCCAAGCGATCGCAAGTTGTACCCCTGCACGTGCGCGCCGGGCGTGGTGAGGGGGCGGCCTACCTGCCAGGAGCCGTCGGTAAGCACCACGAAGTGGTATCCGATGTCGCTCCACCCCTGTTTCCGGTGCCACCCCTCGATGGTCTCGGCCGTGATCGTGGGGCTCGCCGCGGTGGCCGAGCAGTGGACGACGAGGAACTCGACGCCCGTCATGGCAGTTGCCATAGAACCTCCAGAATCGTGGCCACCTGGAGCGCGCCGGTGCCGATGAGCATGACCGCCCAGGCGAAGCGCTCCAAAGTTTCGTGGCCGATGGGTTTCACTGCTTGAACACCGCCTGTTCCACCCGCGTGATGCGCTCGTCCTGCTTCTTCTCGATGCGTTCCATCATGTCGCGGATGTCTCGGAGGAGCGGGGCCAGATCGGTCTTTCGCGCGTACTCGCGCTCGGCATGGAGTTGCGTGTCGCTGATGTCCTTCTGCTGCTTCAGTGCGAGATCGTTCAGTTGCTTTGCCATTTCGTGATGCCGGGTCCACAGGACGTGAAGCCACCACCCCAGACCGGCGCTTGCCAGACTCCAGCCCCACGTAGCCAACATTTGCCAGTCCATCGCGCTACCTCCCGAACACGACGCTGATCTCGTCCTCGGACGAGTAGTCGCCGGCAGAGTTGAGGCGCCCCGTTGCGAGGGTCACGCCCTTGTCGAACTCGCGCTGATGGAACAGGGCCAGTTCCGGGTCGCTGTACGGCTTGCGCGGGATGCGCATCAGTTCGTACTTCGCGCCCGAGGCGATGTAGCCGCGCCAGTCGGCGTAGTACGCATCCGGGAACACCGTGGCGTCGATCTTGGGTGCCTGGACCGCCAGCACCTGGAGTCCCTCCTCGATCTCGACCGTGGGCGTCGGGAACAGCGTGACCACGTTGTCGAGTTCCCAGTAGTAGTGCACCGGCCGGGGCCCGGCCTGGGTGACGAAGTTCGGGTAGGACCGGACGAGTTCGGGGCGCGAGCGCTTGTAGATGCGCGTGCCGGTGACCCAGACCTGAACCACGCCGACGATGCTCGTCTCGTCGAGCGGTTCCACCGGTACCAGCGGGTAGTCGCGCTGGCCGATCACGATGTCGATGTCGGTGAAGGCGGGGTGCAACCAGATCCCCGTGCGCTGGAAGAACTCGCGAGCCTTCTCGCGAACCTTGTCGAGCGCGAGGGCGCGAGGGCACCCGGGCACATCCGGGAGCACCTCGTCGAGGAGGACGGTCATATCCATCAGGCAAGGCCCTCCTTGAACAGCGCGTAGAACGGCGCTGCCGCTCCCTGGACGGCGTACTCGTCGTCCTTGAACTGCGCTCGCGCGACCACGTAGTCCTGAATGGCGGGTTCCACGAACCCGTCGAGCGGGAACGCGTCGTCGATCTCGAGGTCCGGGACGGTCTCCACCGGCACGCCGTAGTACAGATCCGGCCGCTTGGACTGAAGCAGGCGCAGCCCGTGGACCAGGTGCTCGAACAGTTCGTCGTTCGTCCAGGTCACCGCGTCCGCGTCGTTCAGGTGCTGGCGCCGGGCCCGCTCAATGATCTGCAGGTTCGTGCTCATCAGATCAGTCTCCCGTCCTCGTCGAACTCCAACGGCGGCGCGGCTTCTCCCTCGCCTTCCGGCTTGGAGAGTTCGGGAGCGGGCGTGTCGTGGATCTCGGGCCGGACATTGAACGGAATGTCCTGCGGGTGGCGCGGATCGCGCTCGTCCCGGGCCACGAGGAGCCCCGGGTGCTGGCCATCGCGCACCAACTCGGAGAGCGGGACGCGACGGCCAGAGCGCTGGCACTCGCCGTAGCCGTACTTGTGAGTGCTGCGCATGGGGCTACGGGTACAACGCCACGATGCCCGTGGCGGTGGTCCCAGTTGACCAGATGCGCTTTGCCTGGATCTCCAGCGTCCCGCCGGCCGCGATCTGCATGCCGACAAACGTGTCATCGGCCATCTTGGCAAGCGTGACGCGGATGGTCCCGGCGCCGACCGCATGCACCCGGTTCGTGACCGGAATGTCTACGGTGTCGCTGGGCGTGACGGCCGCGCCAAACGCCGAAGGCCGCAACGAGTCGATGGAAGCGTGTGCCCCAAGTCCCATGACGGTCTCCCCTTAACCCGCGTAGTGCGGAATGCCCTTGGCGCCCGTCTCCGAGCCGTCGACCGTCACCATGTAGATGATGAACTCGGTGGTGCCGTTGGCTGCGGTGTTGGGGTCGAAGGTGCCGCGCGGATCGCCAGTGGTGGCGGTGGCGGGGTTTGTGGTGTCGCCGGCGACGACGGTCGCAGACGCGATGTCGGCGGTGTCGTTGGCGTAGGCGGCCACGATGTCGCGCTTGCCACGGATGCGCCACGGCAGGCCGAAGATGTCGGACGTACCGACGGTGGCCAGCGTCACTGCGGCGTTGAAGGTGACGCTGACGATCTCTTTCGCGGCCTTCTTGCCGGCGAACGTCGTGCCGGACGCGGACTGTTCGACGAACAGGTTGCCGTACGTATCGCGAGCGGTGAGCGTCATGATCGCCGTGCCGGTCCAGGCTGCGACCACGGCGCGAGGGACGTCGAGAATGCCGGCCGTTGCGCCGTTGAGCAGCGCAGCGACACCGGAACTCACGGACTGCGACAGGCAAATGGCATTGGCCGAAGCGGCAGCCGGGGTGATGCTGTAGGGGATGACGGGCTTGAAATCGATGCCGCGACCCGTGCGGGTCTTCGCGTCCCCGAAGGCGAGCGCGATGGCGTGGGAGATGACGTGACGGCGTGCAGACATGGTGACTTGCCTCCAGACGGCTGATCTGACAGCCGCCCGCTCATTTCAGGCGGGCGTCAGAGGAACGGGGGGAAGAGAAAAGGCCCGACCGATTGGCCGGGCCTTTCTCGGGTGGTAACTGCCGAACTACGTGGATCAGGTCGCGCCGGAGCAGCCGAACGCGCCGCGCCAGTCGGTGAACCCGAAGGAGTAGCGCTCGCGCGCCTTGTAGCGGAGGTTGCCGGACTCGAAATCGCCCTCCATGCCGCGCATCATGGCCACGCGAACGAAGTGCTTGAGCCCGTCGTTCACGTCGGTCTTGATGTGCCAGGAGTTCGCGTCCGTGAGGCGGCGATTGACCGCCACGTCGGAGAGCTCACCCATGGCGCGGATGGCGTTCGGGTCGTTGTCGGGCGTGCCCGGGCGACCGGTGGAGCGCAGCAGACGATGCGCGGTGAAGCGCAGCGCGGGCGGCACGATGAGACGCACGGCGCCCATGGACACGGGAATGCCTTGGTCGTCGACGCAGTTGGACATGAGGGTGAGCATGTCCTCGAGGGCCGCCTCGCTCAGGTCCGCCTGAGTGGAGAGCGTGTTGGCCGCGGTACCGCCGTTGAACAGCGGGTGCGCGGTGCTGTAGAGCGCCACGCCATCGCCACCGGCATACGCGCCAGCGGTGAAACCGAAGTTCAGGACGTTGGCGCCCTTGATCTCCTTGGTGTGCACGAAGCTCCGGGCCAGGGCCTTGGAGTATTTCGCGCCCATGCGCATGTAGAGGTTGTCCTCCTGCGCTTCCTCGGTGATCGCGAACGCGAGGGCGATGGTCTCGTGGACGTAGCGAGCGGTCCAACCCTCCCCGCCCACCGCGTAGTCCACGCCCTTGCCTTCGGCCTTGACCTTGGCGCCGGGCAGGCCGACCACCAGCTGGTCCTCTTCCCAGGCCTTGTCGGACTGGTCGACGTCGAAGATAGAGCGCCACTCTTCCGGGTAGCGCTTGTACTCCAGGCCGAACACGGTATTGAGACCCCGGTTCAGTTGCTTCTTGATGAGTGCGCGATTCATGGCAGACATGGTGTGTGCGCTCCCTTAGATGCCTGCCGCAGACTTCAGCAGGTGTTCGTTGATGAGGCACTCCACGCGTGCGAATGCACCCGTTTCCGATCCCTCGGCAAGCCGGAGGATGCGGATCTGAGCCGTACCGGAACCCGGGCTGCTCATGTCGATGGAGTGACGCGACAGGCCGGATACGGCGTCGCCCGCGGTGGCCAAGATGTCGGCGTTGTTGCCGACGTTGGTCAGTGCGAACGTGCTGGCCTGGGCTTCGAAGATCGTGGCGGGGTCATCTGCCACGGTGGCCTCGATGTCGGCACCGCCGAGGCTGGTGGCGCCGGCAGCGAACCGCTTTTCGATACGAACGTCACCGGTCGCGTCCTTGTAGGTGCAACCCTGGAACACGCCGATGATGTTGGTATCGCCCGCAGCAGCGACGTCGATGTAGCCCGTGGCGAGCAGCTTGACGAGATCGCCGTAGTGAATCGCGTTGGCGGAGGCCGATGCGATCAGGTACTTGTTGACGCGGTAGCCACCCCCGGAGAGGCTTCGAATGGGGGTGAAACCGCGCGGTGCGTTGGTGTTCGGCATGGCCGAATCTCCTTACACGTACGAAAAAAAACCCGCTGGAGCGGGTTCTTTTCAGGTTTCCGATGTGGCATCGGGCATGACCGGAGGTCGTCGCCCACTGCCGTGCTTCACGCGCGAGGTCATGTCGACATCGATGGGCATCGCAGCGTGTTCGATCTTTTCGAGTTCCCCGGTGATCGCCCGTGTCTGGTGTTGCGTGCGCCTGAGCAGCGCGGCTCTGTGCTGGTCCCCAATCGCAATCGGACGCTCGCACAGGATCGCGTCGCGACTGCCGATCACACCGGCGAAATCGCCGTGCTTGATGGAGGGCGCCGCGACACCTTCGGGAACGCTATCCAGCCTGCGCGGGCGGTATCCGAAGTGGAGTTGCCGCTGCAGGTTAGAGAAATCGTCCTCGTTCAGGATGGACACGCGCACCCATCGTTGCTCGTATCCCGGACGAGCCGGCGGCGCCTTCAGGTTCTCGACCTGAAAGAACTGCGCTTCGTCCATGCCGTCGAACGCCCCACTGCGCAGCAAGGACGAGGAATCGGTCTCGTCCCGCATGCGCGCGTCTTGGTCCCCGCGCTCTTGCGCGAGGTCTTGTTCCATGTGTTGTGCTGCCGAGTTCGCCTTAGGCATTGGAATCTCCGTTCAGGTAAGCCTTCATGTGCGTCGGGTTCTTCGGGTCGAGTCCGAAGGCCCGCATCTCGCGCTTGATCTGCGGCGTGACCACCACGCGCCGCCTGCCGCTCGGGCCGCGTTCGGGGCGGCGCTCGATCGTGGTTCGCGGGGGTAGGGGCTTCGCTTGGCGCGGCACCTTGATGTGCTTCGGGAGTTCCTTGTCGAGTCGCTCGTAGAACTCGGGGGTTTCGTCGTTCAATCCCTGGGCCACGAGTCTCTTGGCCACGGCGAGCGTGGCCGCGTGCTGCACTTCGTGCTCGGGCTTGGTGAACCAGGCATTGCGCTTCAGCCAGTCGGCGTATGCCGGCGACGGACCGTCACCACCTGACTTCGGCGTGCTTTTCGCCTCGGCAAGAGACTCTTTCTCCGAGGTCAGGCGGGTTACCTTGGCGAGCGCTTCGGCCTCCTTGCGGACGTCGGCATCGCTGCGGGCGTCCTCGAGTTCCTGGAACGCCGTGTCCAGTTCCCCGTCGATCTTGGCGGCGCGTTCCTCACGGCGGCGCTGCTCCAGTTCTGCTTTGGCGGCAGCCAGTTCGGCCCGCGCCTCTTCCTTGAGGC